AGGTCCATGAAGGCGACCTTAACGCCGTGCCGAGGGTGTTCAAGGTAGATGACTGGCATGTGAGCCTCAAAAGGTCGGCCCCCTGCCGAAGCAGGGGGCCGGGTACATTACACGACGCGGTAGAGGGCCCAGGCGCCGGCCGCAGACTTGCGGGCGACGAACTGGGCGCCGGTCGTGACCGGGACGGTCATCGTCAGCGAGCCCGTGATCGTCCAGCCGGTGTTGGTGGCGATGATCGCCGTGCCGGAGGACGTGCCGAGGTTCACCAGGCGGAAGGTGAACGCCGTGCCCACCTTGTCCGAGTTGGACAGGACGAGTTCCAGATCCGCCACCGTCGGCAGAGTGTAGGTGACGGACGCGGCGGTGATCCCGGAGTTCGCCAGGATCAGCCCGTTCAGCACCTGCGCCGGGGTGAGCGTCGCCGCCGTAGTGACGGAGACGGGATCGGGGAGCGCGTCGATCAGAGGCTCGTTGAGGTTGCCGTCACCGACCTGGTAACCGCCGCCGCCATTCGGAATTGCCATGTTCGTGTTCTCCTTTCCTGTGCCTTAGCCCCAGAGCCGCACGGCCATGGGCGGGCGGATGGTGTTGAAGCCGTAGAGGACGTCGATACGGCAAGGCAGGCGGTCGTTGTTGATGTCGTACTGGCGCACGACACGCAGCGAGATGCCGTTGTGAACCTGGCGAGAGGCCATGTCCACGCCCTGCGGCAGCAGCAGGTCGGCCGTGGCGAACGAGATGGCGTCCTTGTGGTAGATCAGGTTCTGCGGATACGACGTGGAGGCCGCACCAAGGAACGTGATCACCGCACCCGACTGCGGGAAGCTATCGACGGTCGCCAGCGCGTTGGACGAGGTGTAGAGCGCCGGAGAGATCTTGACCGCGGTGTACGCGCCGCCGGACGCCGCAATGGCCTCCGTCACCACAAACTGCTGGAGCGAACCCGTGGACTCGCGGGTCTGCGGGTTGACCGCAAACACGCTGGCAATCGTGAACACGTCGCCAGCGGCAAGCGTCTGCGAGCCGGTGCCGGTGATGTTCAGCGTGGACTGGCCCTGCGTGGACACGGTGGTCGTCACCGTGTGCGCGCCGGTACGCGAGCCGGTCTGGTGCTGCTTGATCGACTGAGACATGTTGATCTCGTCGTAGCCCAGCACGCCCATGCCCATCATGCCGTTCTTGAACTGGCGGCTGATGGTGTCGGTCGGGTTGAACAGGCCCTTCATGCCTTCGACGAGGCCCGCGTTGGCGGCCGGGTTCACGGTCGCGTAGCGCGGCGACATCACGGCGGCGGCCTCGTTCAGCTTCTGCTGGCCCTGGAGCAGCACCAGAGAAGTGGCCGGGGTCGTGCCGGGGGTGCCGACCGACTGGAAGACCGACTTGTACGCATTCGCCACGTCCGCGTCGATGCTGGACGCGAGCTGCGAAATACGAGGCTTCAGCACGCGCTCGGCGAAGTCGTCGAGCTGCATGGTGAGTTCGGCCGAGGTGAAGTTCACACCGATGTGCTTCTGGCTGGAGACCGTCAGCGTGGTGAACTGCTCGTTGTCGTCCTGCACCTGGAGGGCCGCACCATCGGTCACCAGCGCGCGGTCCGGCAGACGGATGCGGAGGGTGGAGCCGATCTTCGCGCCTTCGACGGCAAAGCTGTCGTCGTACTGGCGGTTCACGTTGCGGGTGAGGACGAGGTTGTTCTCAAGGATCTCCAGGGCCTTCCTGGTGATCATGTCGATAGTAAGAAGCGAGTTTGCCATTTCAAAGGTTCCTTAGCGGTTGCGTGTGGCTTCCCACTTCTTGATCTGGCGCAGGCGCTCGGCCTCGATCCACTCCGACGTAGACATGTTCTTGACGGAACGGGGGTCCGTCGTGTCGTAGCCAGGCGTGGACGTCGAGCGAGCCGTCACCGGAGCAATAGGGGCCGGGGCGGTTGACGTCTTCTTAACCGGAGGGTCGGCGGCCAGCTTGGCCTCGATCCTGCCGATCTCCTTGGCCTGCATAAACGGAGACAGGTTGGCGATACGCGCAGACTCCTTCGGGTTGGTCCCAAGCCAGTAGATGATATCGGGGCCAACGTCAGAAGCCTGGATGGTCTGGGCCATAACATCAGTCACAGGAAGGCTCGGGTTGTACGCGACCTGTTCAAAGTCGTCGTACTTGCCGCGGGCGGCTTCCTCTTTCTCATGGTAGGCTTCGATCACCTTAGCCTGCTGCTGGGACGCCTCACGCTGTCGAAGCAACTCCTGCGCTTTCTGCTCGGCCAAAGCCTCTGCGTACTTGGCAGCGTTGTCGAAATCGTCAGGTGCCGGAGGATTGACGGGCATTGCCCGTTTCGCCTCAAGCTCGGCCAGCTTTTGGGCTTGCTCTCGCTCCCATTTCCGCTGTTCGCGGGCAAGGCGCTTGCCGACAATCGCGTCCAGTTCCTCCTGTGTGAAGGTCTTGGACGCCTCGTTCGGCGTTTCGGCCGGCGTAGAAACGTCGGGGGCAGGCGCCGCCGTGGCTGCCTGTTCCGGCGCGGGTGCTTCCGCTAGGGTGTTAACGTCTTCGGTAGACATTTTCGATCCTTACGATCCCTGGTGAACCGCACCAGTACGGATGTCGGCCGGCAGCTTTTTGCCGGCCGAAAATTTTAGTTAGGCTCGGCCGGAGCGATGGTGAGTTCACCCGCCGCTACCAGATCCATGATGTCCTGGTAGTCGGTGTTCGCCGGGTCGAGCGGTACGAAGCTGGTCACGCCGTTGATATCGCAGCGAATGCTGGTGTTGACGCCGTTGAAGGCGATGTATTGGGCGTTGGTGTACATGGTTCAGAGTTCCGCAGATGCTGTCGCGTTTATGATATAATAGCCACCAGCCAACACAGAACCAGAGCCTCGTATCCCAACAGATGATGAACCAACTGTGGTTACCGTTGCTGTTGGCCTTGCGCCGCCTTGGTCACTCCAATCTGCCGATGCTTGATCTGGGGAAAAAGTGACAACAGTTGGCTGTGCCCTCATCGGGCAGGCAAACCACCAGCTAGCATTAAATGAAACGTTAGTTGCAGAGCTAGACCCAGTAAGGCCACCGGCGCCCCCCGCGTTCTGTGCAGGCGCAATACCTTGCTCAAATGTCTTTTGAAAATACCTCTGGCACAGCGCCAGTTCCTGTCCAAACTGCCTGCGTTCAAACGGCGTAGCGATGGTGCCGGGCTCAAACTGCACGTTTCCGACGTCCCAAGTGCCGCTCGTCTGCGCGCCCACGGTAAACAAGATCTCAACGCCGGTCGTCGCCGCTGCGGGCACCGCAATGTTGACGGAGTAGCGCGTCAGCGTGCTGGTGACCGTAAAAGTGCCGGTGGCAATCTGCGTCTTGGTCGGCGTGCCGATGGTGCCGAAGGTGTCGGCGGTCGTGGCGTAGTTTGCCGTCCACGTCACCGTCGTCAGGAGCGAGTTGGCAAGATCAACGGACAGCGTGCAGGTCTGGCCAGCAAGATCATAGCTGTTAAGCTCCTCAATGCGCTGGCCGATACCGACCGCCGTAACAGACGCAGCGCCCGTGATGCGAAGCAGGTTGCGGTTCGCCCCGGCGCCCGACACCTGTGCTGCCGTGACGTTTGCCCCCGTGCTGTAGATGAAGAAGCGGTCCACGCAGGGGTAGCCTGTGCTGGCCGTAGGCACGCCCGTACCAGCCGTCACGGTGGCCGACGTTGCCCGCTGAGCAATGTACATATTGCCGTTGATCAGCCGGTTTCGCAGGAAGCTGCTCGCCATCGCCGCAGTGCCCGCGAACGTCGCGTTGCCCGAGGCGTCGAGGACGATGTTGTTGCTCGCAGAGGCGGCGGACTTGAGGTTCGTGGCTTGAATTGTGGACATCAGCCGGGCATCCCCAGAGCGGTCTTGATCTCGTCGGGCGTCGCCGCCGCGTCGATATCGGTTTGCATGGCAGCGTACTTGGCCCGGATGGCAGCGCGAGCCGCTTCGGCTTCAGCCTCAACCGTGCCGGGCAGGCGCTTGGCGATTACCTCGTCATGTGGAGCGAACTCAGCAGCGCGCATCTGGCGGCGCATGTCGTGCGCGATGGCCTTGGCCTTGTTCACGTTGATCGTGATCATTCGGCGTACTCC